CGAGTCAGCAGCTACGGCCTGGCCAAAGCAATGATGCGAGCGCAGAGCCAGGCGCGACGAATGAGGAACGCACGGTACCTGAGGAGGAAGTTCCCTTACGACAAGTTCGCCAAGGTCTACATCCCGCGAACCAACAGCGCCACAAGCGCAGCGGGAACCTCATGGGCACTGGCAAGCCCAGAACAAAGAGCGTACCGAAGCTCAACGGGATACAGAGGGCCCGGGCTCTACCAGAGCGGCAGAGGGCTGTACCAAGCCGGACGCGGGGGCTACTGGGCCCAGCGCCTCGGCTTCAAGAAAGGCGGCTTCGTCGACAAGCTCGCTGATGCGGTGACCCCCATCATCCCCGGACTCGAAAACTTCGCATCAAAAGCGGAGAACGTCTGGAAGGGGATCACAGGCATGGGAGCCTACGGAGCCAACGACACAATCGTCGGAGACGGCAACACGTTCAACGTGCCTACCTTCATGCCACAGACAGACGACACGGGGATCTGCCTGTCGTTCAAGGAGTATGTGGACGACGTGTTCGCACCCGACACGGACAACCTGAACTTCCAGAACAAGGCGTACGCCATCAACCCGGGGTTGGAAAGCACCTTCCCCTGGCTGTCACAGGTCGCACAGAACTACGAAGAGTATGAGCTGAAGCAGCTCATGTTCACCTACAAGAGCACTGTGTCAGACCTCGCTACGACCACGGGTCAAATCGGGTCCGTGATCATGGCGACCCAGTACGATGCGCACGACGAACCCTTCTCAGACAAGGCGTCGATGCTGCGGTATGCTCTCTCCGAGAGCACCAAGGCAACCGACGACCAGATCCACGGGGTCGAATGCGCACCGGACAAGAACTCGGGAGCACCAGGGAAGTACGTCAGGAACCAACCAGTGGTCACCGGAGGAGACGTCAACATGTTCGACTTGGGTACCTTCAACATCGCCGTCGCCGGTGTGCCAACCGGAATGGCCAACCAAGCGATCGGAGAACTCTGGGTCAGCTACACCGTCGAACTCAGGAAGCCGAAGATGATGGTGGCCAAGTCCTTCAACGTCCAGCGAGACGTGTTCGTGACCGACTACCCACTCGACGCAGGTTTCGACCTCGCAGACGGGCTGTTCACACACTCCAACGCAATCGTGTCGTACCTGAAAGGACAACAGAACACGATCGGATGCGAACTGAGCACGGCCAACATCGGAGCGGGCAACAACACCGACGGTGTTTACCTGACCTTCCCCGCGGGTTACTCAGGGAACGTACAACTCATGTACAAGGTCAGACTGGAAGGCGGGGCTACAGCAACGTACCCCACAATCCAGTACGCGGTGGCAGGCAACATCGAAGAGATCAACGACCTGCCAGTGACCGACACTTGGGGGGCGCACTACGAACAGACTGCCGGAACTACCATCGGCACCGGAGTCGTCACAGTCGCACTCATGATCGCACACCTCCGAGTGGGCATCGCAACAGGAGGCGTCGACAACGTCGTCACACTGAACTTCAACAGCAGCGACAAGACTGCAACCAAAGTGGCAGAAGTGATCGACGTCAGCGAGTACAACACGAGCTTCAACTACAAGCAAGACGGAAGCAACGACAAGATCCGCCTTGTGGACGAGAACGGAACGCTCGCGCCATGGCCCGAATAAGGCGCCAAACAGAGTAGGGTTTCCCACAGGGTTTTCATCCCGCTCCACTAAAACTTGCCAGCAAGCAAATTCACTAGGCAAAGCCACATACGTGAATGTAGCCAGTCCACCCACCCTCACCCTCACTTTTGCTATAGTAATATTAATAGCAAAACTGAGGGTCCCCCTTGTCTACGGACACACTTGGCCTACAAACAATTTTTTTCCACCGTCCCCTCGACTTCAACTGACGTAAGACCAGTTTGTTTCTCTCGAAATCTTTTCCACAAACTAATTGTTTGGTACGCAGAGAAACATTCTCAGAGCTGGAGAAACATTTCCACAAACTAATTCATGTCGTTCCGACTGCAGGGACGTGTGCTAGCACTGACTTGGCCAAGATGTCTACTCGACAAGGAAGCGGCACTCCAGATTCTGCTGTCAAAGGGAGCTCTCAAGGCAGTGGTCGCACGAGAAGAACACGCCGACGGAGTGCCTCACCTGCACGCGTGGGTGGACATGGGAAAGCGGATCGACTGGACGAACCCGAACTGTCTCGACCTCACCGAAGAGTGGCACGGGAACTACCAAGTGGCACGCAGTCCCAAGGACTGGATGACCTACGTGACGAAAGGCGGGACGTGGGTCGCCCATCCCAAGGGGGGCTGGCCCTTGGACGTGACAAGCGGGAAGGAGAAAGTCCGAACGACAAAGACCGACGTGCTTGCGGAAGCCATCCTGTCTGGGTCTGTGACCTACTCGGAGGTGAGGAAGACGCACCCTGGGTTCTGGTTACTCCACAAGAGAAAGCTCAAGGAAGCGTTCTCAGAGATGGAACTCGAGAGGCTTTCTTCGTCGAAACGTTGTCCGAAGATGTTGGTCAAACATCTCAAGGAAGCGTACACGAAGTGGAACGCGGACAAAAGCCAGACGGCGTACGAATTACAATCGATCCACACAATCATGGAGTGGTTGTTCGACAACTTCGAGACGGATCTGAAAGACCTGCCCTTTCGAAGCAAACAACTATACTTGTACGGGGATCCGGGAGTGGGGAAATCCCGATTCATCGGACGCCTGAAAGAGTGGATGAATGGCTATCAGATTCCAAGGGGAATCGAATTCTACGATTTGTACCAGGACGGGGCCTACAATTTCGCGTACTTGGACGAGTTCAAGGGTCAGAAAACAGTGCAATTTCTGAACACGTGGTTGGACGGAAACGAGTTCGTCCTGAACAAGAAGGGGGAAGCTCCAGTAGTGAAGACGGACCAATTACCGACAGTGACGTGTTCGAATTTGCCAGCATGGAATGTCTTTCACCTGAAAGTTCAGAAGGGGGAACTGGATCAGATGGAAGTGAATGCGTACTGCGATCGTCTTCTGCAAGTGCAGGTGACAAAACAGACGATGGATCAAATCGATGCCCTGTTCGATGCGGCGAATCAGCTCTACCAAGAAGGTACTTCAAAGACGGGTACTGGAGAACAAGAACCAGTGCAGGGGCCGAGTACCGGATCCCAACCCTCCCACCTGACTGGTAACCGCCCACTGGAAGAAGATTGATTACAGAAGTTGTCCTTGGAAGTATATGTGTCTTAGTATTTCTACTCGTCATTCTCTAGTTTGTTGTTCTGGATGTTTTAATTCAACAAAGTGGAAATACTTCACAACACAGACGAAGCGGGTATGTACGCATACTCCTTCGACTCTGCAATCAGAAAGTCTTGAAAAGCATCCCACTGACGAAGCGGAAACTGATGAACATGAAGAGAAAAAGCGTCGCCACGGAAAAACCGATACAAGACGGGCCACATACGCTTCTCCAAGGAGTAGGGAAAACCGTAAGACAGCTGCGACTCAGAAGTACCATCCGGTATATCAAGAATGACCAGAGCATTGTAATTCCCATCATGATCCAAAGACATAAAACCGTCCTGACCCAGAGGGTACCCGATCTCATCCAAAGCGGAAGAGAAAAGAAGTACGAACTCAGAGGGATACAAATCCGTGTAACAAGGAGATTTCCAAGAGAAAACATACCCAACAAACATTTTCGAACAAATTTTGGCGCCAAAATTATTTTGTTTCTCAATATGGGCAAACACTTTGTTGTGAGAGACTGGAGCAAGTACACCGTCAATCAAATGCGGGTGGCCCCGCAACAGATACACCCCCTGTATGACAGATTACACCAGGTTATGAGAGAACGACGACAAGACGTAGAACAAGAAAGACACAGTCGTCACCTGTACTTCAACGAAATGCCACCACAAATGCAACAAATCGTATTGGAACGGGCTACACGCGGAACATGGGCACACAACAACGACTGGTGGCAAGCATTCATGCAAGAAATCCAAAGAAGCATTCCATTCTTCTACATCCTTGCAGAATTCGACGAATTATGGGAAGAACAACAACGGGATGAAATTTGGCGCCAAAACCGCGGCAACTAAAAATTTCCACTCGGAAAATATTTTCGCACGAAAAGTTTCTCACGGGGCAACTAATCACACTCTGCTGCAGAGATCCTCCCTGCACAGACTGCTGCAAAGACATTTGCAACCACACAATCATCACCAAACAAGCAAGGTGCGTATCCACTTGCTGTGAAACTGGGGGTGAAACGAGACCGCGACGGAGAACCAATTCAAGCCGTCGTACCAATCGAAGAACTAAGCAAAGCACTCGTCACAGGACACGCACCAAGAACAAGCTACCAAAGAAAGAGAAAAAGTTGGAAAAAGCGCTACATGGCGAAGAGGAAGTATGGAGGCGGAGGCCGAGTCAGCAGCTACGGCCTGGCCAAAGCAATGATGCGAGCGCAGAGCCAGGCGCGACGAATGAGGAACGCACGGTACCTGAGGAGGAAGTTCCCTTACGACAAGTTCGCCAAGGTCTACA